AATTCATCTAATGTTGCTGTGGTACAAGTTACATTTTCATAGTATGTTGCTCTTGCTTGTAGTAATTCTAATAATGCTGGTACTGCACTACACCCAGCATATTCTTTGTAGACTAAACCCCAATTTACCGTGTTATCACAAACACCTCTACCCCACCAACTCTTTGAATATATTTCGTTTGCCATTACTTTTTCTTTTTTTTCTTTTTAAGAAATACCTTTAATTTCTCTTTGTTCTTTTCTTTGGGTTTGTACCTCATAATACCCCGCCATTAAATTTAGATTCATCTCTCGGATAAATATCATCATTTACATTATTAGTGTACTCTGGATATGTAGCTTGGTTAAAACTCATAAAGTCTATAAAACGTCTTGAATACCATTCTGCATTTGTTCTTGCTTTCTCAACTAAAAAATCTACCTCGTTTTTATCTACTGTTTGTGCATTTTCAGATGTGTGTTTAAATACACCACCATTCTTAATTTGGTAAGCTGCAAAAGGTATGTAGTTTGATTGTGCATACCATATTAGCATATTTACAATATATTCGTCAAGTATAGTTTTCCATCTTGCATTTTCTGGTAAATTAATTCCAGCTACAATAGCAGCAGTTAAACCATCGTACATTTTAGTACCTATGACTTGTTGTATGTCTATCTGTTGTGCGATCTTGATAAACTGAATAAACTTGTCAGTATCTACATTACCATCAATGATAGAGTTTCTTACTAAATCGGTTCTATTTATAAATAATACTGTTGCCATATTTTTCTAGTTTGGGTATGCACCTCTATTTTTCATATCAGTTGGTGCAATACCAGCTTCTTTGTATTGCTTACCTTTTGGTTGATATTCGTTTGGTATTGATTTTACTTCTTTACCTTTTGATATGTATTTTTCTGTTTCACTTTTCATTCTATACAATTCTTCTTGCCAGTAGTGACCGCAATAAATACCACCCTTAAACTTAAATAAAGAGTAGTTTTGTCCCTTATGTCCAAAGTTATTGTTAACACCAGAGAAAGATGCGTTGTCTATGTCTTCTTTTCTATAAACAACACCCTTTGATGTTCTACCCATCATAGTTTTGCAAAAGTCCCTACTATTTGCAGATGATTTTCTTTCTTGGTATGTGTATCTGATCTTGTAAAATGATTTATCTAGTTTACTTTCTTCATTAGGCTTAGACTTTATAAAATCTGCAAACTTTCTTATTCTAGATAGTTTTCTTTTTATAAGTGAATTTGCCCAATCTTCTGTGCTTTTGTTATCTTCTGAATACTCCCTAGTTTCTACTAGTTCATAATCATCACCTATTGTTTCATACTCAAGGTTTGCTAGAATAGCACCAGCCATTTCATCAGTAAGTTCTTGCTTTAATGGTACACAATTTGGCACTTCTTTACCATCTTTAGTCTTTGTGCCTATCTGCTCATATCCATCCCAACAAGGTGCTTTAAGTTCTTCGTGTGATACACAAGGCATATAATAAACAACCCCCTCTATTTCGTGTTCGTGTGATCCACCACAACCCATTTCTTCTGCTACTCTTTCAGCTTCTTCTTTGGTTTCGTATGCTTGTTTACCATCAATGGTTTTTAAATCAACAGACAATTCAACACCAGTTTCTTCTTCAATAGTTTCTTTGTCTTGTAAATCCGTATCTACTTCTGTAAACTCAAGAGGTTGTAGGGTCGTAAAGTATAGGTTTAAGCTTATTTCGTTGTAAGCTAGTATTTGGTCAAAGTTATCTATTAAAAGTTCTTGAAACGGTCTTATAACGGTGTTATCCATTAAAAGAGATGCAGTCTTTATTTCTTCTGCATTGTTACCTAAACCACTTCCATCTTTTATACCTAATAACATAGGTGATACAATACGATGTGCAACCATTATTTTTTGTGTGCTTTCTTCACTTAAAAATTGGTATTGATTGTGTGCATCACTTAATTGTACTGGTGTTATTTCTGCTTGACTTTCTTTATTGTCATTAAAAGCCAAAATGAACTTACCAGCATTACTTGTACCAGAAAACTTCTGTGCTATCTTGGTTTCTATTAATTGTCTTTCTTGTTGGTTAGGAGTACCATTGTTAAAGTTAATTAACATAGATGGTGCTAAACCATTTAGAATATTGTTAAGGTGATAATTTGATACTTCTTCTTCTAGTTCTGCATACTGCAAACCACCTTGATAGTCTACTGGTGAGTAGTAATAAAAACCACTTTTGTATGGTTTGATGTATAGTATTTCTATATTTTCCTTTGACATACCAAAAGCTGGTATTCTTAAAGGTTCATCAGTTTTTTTTATGTTTTCCCAATCATTAAAATAATAATAAGCTGGTACTTCACCATCATCATTACATTTTTCTGCTCTTAATGTTTCAATAGGCATATGCTCTAGTTGTGCAATCTTGCTTCTATCTTTAGAGTAGATAATTTGTACTGCACATTGTCCCATTAGTTTAAGATCATAGCATAACTTTCTTACTACATCTTTTCTAAACAAAGAAACCATTTGTGCATACTCGTTTGGTTTTTTATTGCTATCTGTAGCATTTAAACCTTTTCCATAAATAGCTTGTGATATACCATTTATAGCAGCATTGTTTGTAGGTGAGCCATTATACCTATCTATAAGGTATTGAAAGTAGTTATTATCTGCACCATACTCTATCCAATCTGCACCATTTACTTCTTTAACTTCTGGTGATGTGTATGTGCTTAAATTAACAAATCCAAATTCAGAAACCTTGCTTTTTACAAATTGTCCCTTTTCGTTTCTTTTTCTCATATTACAATGTAATCATTATTACTGCCATCATACGTTGTATATTGGTCTTTATTTATTTTGTAGTATTGATTTTCTAATTGATTAAATTCTTGTATTGTACAAAAAATTCTATCCTTATATATTAACTTTGTTTTTTCTGCATCTGAATACAAAGTTAAATCGTAAAAATGCCCCTCAACTAAATTTAAGATTAAATTTTGAATTTTGTAACTATCATTTGATATGCTAATATTTAACAAACCAAGTGTATGTTCTGTTGTATTATTAGTGCTATCATCTCTAATAGTCATAAATGCAGTTGTTACATACTCTCTTGGTATGCAATTAAAAGTACTTCCCTCTGGCTTTAATATTATCATCAATTATATAACGTATAAATAAGACTAATTTGTAAAAACAAAAAAAAGCACCCTATAAAGGATGCTCTTAATTTTAAATAACCTACTGATTATGCAGTTGGGTCAATTTGTGTTGCGTCTACTGCTGGTGTAGTTGCAAGGAAATATGGTGCAGTTTCTTCCATACCCTCAAAGGTAAGTGTAAAGCCGCTTAAATCACCAGCACTTGCCCCAGTTACGACTGTTCCACCAGTACACTCCATTCCATTTTCAAACCCACATAGGAAATTGTTACCATAGTAATCTTCAACTATTATATTTGGTCTTGATACTGCCAAAGTTTGTAACTCTGCTTGTGTTTGTGCATCAAGATATGTTAGTGTTAGATTTAAAGTTTGTGTGTAAAATGTAGTTCCATTCTCTCTTGATGAGGTTACAGTTGTTTCTAAAGAAGAATTACCTTTAACATCATATGAATAAAATGTTGGTGTACCAGTTATAGTTGCTTCTTTTGTTTCACTATCTATTGTAACATTTGTAATATCTCCATAGTCTGCAAATAAAACTCTTTTTATGCCACCAAAGGCACTTTTGCAAGGTAGTTTTCTACCCGTTGTTAATGTACAAGCCATTGTTTTTTATGTTTTATAAAAAAAGGGTGAGCAGATTACCTACCCACCCCTTTCTATTGATTAATTAATTAATTATGCGTACTCTACTAAATCAGATGCAATTCCGAATTGTACTGCACTTGTAAAACGCATTATCATTCGTACATTGTTTGATCCATCTAAATCTGCCATATCCAATACTTTTACTTCTTGTGCTGAATTTAATAACCCAGTTCCAAAGTATAAGTTAGAACGTTGTGCTGCATACATTTTGTCATCAGACATTCCCGGACATACAAAGATTTTTACACCGTTTACCGTTAGGCTTCCGTTGTTCCACCATTGTGTTCCCATATTGTTTACACCATTTGCTCCTAAACCATTTGCTCCAAAACCACCTAGTGCTTGAACATATAGTTTAGCTGCTTTACTTCCGATGTATAAGAATAAATCTTCTTTTCCGTATAGTGCAGATGGTATAGCATCTACTACTTTAGAAAGTTCATCAATGATGTTTGCAGATGTTAGTGCAACTCCAGTTACTTGTTGTGCTGCTGGTATATCTCCAGCCGTTGCTGCTGCTGCAATTAGTTTCTCAAACCCATCAAAAGAGTTATTAGTTCCAGCTGCCGTATCACCTTGCCAGATACAAAATTCTGTGTTCTGTGCTACTTCTGATGCAACGTGTGCAATCATAAAGTCAGAAAACTTTGGTGGTAGTGTTTGACCAAGACCATAACCCATTGATTGTGCTTCCCAATCGTTTACAAAGTCATACTTACATAGTTGTAGGTTTACTTGTAGTTCTACTGGCTCAATAATTCTTTCAGTTAGTGTAACAGTAGATGTTGGGTCAAAGTCACAAGATGCAGATGCTACTAAAGCATTTGTAGCTAGTTTTTTAATTACTTCTTTAAAAGCAATATTTGCCTTTACTGTTAAACCACCATCATCAATAGTTGATGCAGATAATAAAGCTGCTGCGATATACTCACCAGCAAACTCACCAGCATAAGTAGTAGTGATGTTAGTTGTAGTTGCTAAATTTACGTTTCTTTTTTTCATTTTATTTATTTAATTTGTTTAATACTCTATCTAAAGTTGTGTTGAATTGTCCTTTAGCAAATTCCATTTGTCTTTTTTGTGGTGCTTTTGCTTCTGGGTTATGTTTAATTGGTTTTCTTGATGCAGAAAGTTCCTCTTTCTTTTCTTCTTCTTTGTCTTCTTCTTCGTATTTCTTCATTTTTCCAAACTCTTTTTTAAGTTCTTCAATTTCAGATTTTACTTCTTCAATTACTGGTGCAATAACCTCAACTACTGCCTCAACAATAGCTTCAACCTCTTGTACTACTTCTTCTGGTACTTCAGTTTCAATAGTTTCTTCAAGATCTTCTGTTTCTTCTTTTGCTGGTACTTCATCAGATACTTCACGAACATCTGCAATGATACCTTCTTCAGATACAACCACTAATCTACCATCTTCAAGGATATATTCACCAACTGGCATTGCTACCTTTTCATCATCTGTAACAATGAATACTTCTTTACCTTTCTCAAATGCTTCTGCACTAATTACAGTACCGTTTTCCAACTTCATTTCTTCAAGTTTAACCTCGATGTTTAGAAGTGTTCTGATTTGATTTAACATTTTTGTTTTTTCCATACTATTTATATAACGATTATTAATTTACTTTTTGCATTTTCAGTCTGTTCTTGTTATTACTCCAATACCTTGTGCTTGAATAGAACCATCACAACATTCTATTGAATATGTGTTTTTATCCCAACATAAACAAGCACGACCACCCCCAGTAGGTGATGTTCTACTAGGGATGAAAGTTTTATTTTTGTTGTTTCTTTGCATTTAGTTTCCGAAATAGGTATTAAATTCTCTTTCGTTTTCTTTATACTGGTCATCACTTTCTTTCATATAGTCTAATGCTTCCATATGTCTATCAAATGCTGGGTACACATCATCTGCTTCTAAACCTAGTTCTTCTGCTTTTGCTTTAATTTCATTTAGCTTTTCAATATCACCAGATACATCATCAAATCTAGTCACACTACTTGCACCAAATTTATATTCATCGTTTAATGTCATCCAAGCCTCTCTTGCAGCATCAAATTTTTCTTCGTGCCATTCGTATGCTAAATAAGACAATAAGCTGCTTTGATCTTCAATAGTATCTATGTCGTAATCTAAATTGTCAATCAATCCTAGTGCTACTTTGTGTGCTTTAAGGTTTACTTTTTGGTTTGGTAGTTTGCTATAAACTTTTTCTAATCTACTTTTCATTTTATATAATTGTTTAAATTTATTATAGTTTAATTCCAATCGTTAGGTATTCCAGTATATTTGGTAACTTCACGATATTTATTTTCTGTATCTTTAACTAGTTGTTCTGTTTTTTGAAGTTTTTGTTTTATATCACTATAATTAGATAAAATTTGGTCTGGGCTAATACCCAATTCTTCTGCTTTAAGTTCTAATTGATATAAAAATTCATTTTCTAATCTATCAGCAATTTCTTCTAATAATATTGTGTATGTATTTACTATATAATTATCTATATCATATTTATTTCTAAAATCATCATACGCATTAATAACTTCATCTCCATATTCGTATGCTAAATATGTTGCATCAAATACTGCATCTTCAAATACTTCTATTTCTCTGTTTATGTCATCAATCAAAGTCAAATCAACCTTATGCTTACCCAAGTTGTGTTTCTTTGGCAGCTTACTATAAACTTTGTCTATATTACTTTTCATTTACTATGTCTTTTATTTGGTTTAATAATTGTTCAGCCATTTGTTCTTCAATAGCTTCTTTAGGTGCTTCCATTTTATCTGCAAAGTACCCCTCAATAGAAAAGCCTTTTACCTTGTTTGTTTTTACATACTCATTCCAAACATCATCATTGTTTACCTTAACCGATCCCATCCAAGTTCCTACTGGTACATCTAAACCATACAATGCAGTCTTGTCTTTTGCTTTGTCTTCTACTATCCAACTTTCAACTAATGTTAAACCATTAAGTGCTTTTGAGTGTTCTAGTGTTGAGTTGCTTTGTTTACCATTCTGTAAGAACATTTGCGATGCTTTTACGATAGTATCTTTTGAAAAGAATATGTAATACTCACCCTCTGAACCATTGCGGTAAATAGGCTTGTCTGGTATTAATAAAGCACCCATTAAGATTTTCTTTTCTTTGTCTACTTCTGCTAACTTAATTTCTTGGTTCTTTAAAGCTACAAAGTCACTTTCAATAGCTGGACTTTCTACAATAGATATTGCATCTACCCCAGTATCAAATTCTTCTTCATCTAAAATAAGTTCTATGATCTTCATAAATATATAACGTTTTTAGTTTTTAATTTTGCATTTATCCGATACTAGCACCCTCTATAATGTTTCTATCCATTTCTTGTGCCGTTGTTACATCGTTACTTACAACGTATGCCCTTGATGGTCTTTGTGTTTGACTACCTATTGCATCTGCTAATTGTGTTTCACCACTTGCACCCACTACATTAAATGCTGGTGCTTGTGAGCCACCACCCAAAGATGGTTTTGGTACTGTATCTGAACCACCCTCAAATTTTTGCGCTGCTATACTAGCTATCTGTGCTGCACCAGCTACACCCATTGCAATCATATTTGCAGTTCTTAAAGATTGTGTTGGTGTTACATCTGTGGTTTCTGATGCTGCTTTCATTATTGCTTGTGATGTATTAATACCAACTTGAGCAATACCAACTGCCTTACTTATTTTAAAAGCTATCTTTGCGTTTTTTTCATTTTCACCAGCAAACAATTTACCAATAGAAGATATTGCATCAATAGTTTGTGATGCTACCCTAAATTTAGCATCTTCTAATTCTTCTTCTATCTCTAATTCTCTTTCTGCGTTTTCTTTAATAGTTTTTAATCTATCATCTCTCCTTTTATTAAAAGCATCCATTTTTTTTGCTCTCGCTTCTGCTCTTTCTTCTTCTCTTTCTTC